CATGCACGTAAGTGTATTGCATTGACATACGACTTATTGCTACCTGCAGGAAAGAATAGATTGACAGATTGCCCTTGGCATATGTACTGCTGTCTATCCGATGCATGCTCAACAACCCACGCTTGATCGAGTTCAAAGGCTGTCTTGAATACACTCTTCTCATCGTCCGTTAAGAATGGCAGGTGCTGTACAGAACCTTCATTCATAATGATTGATGCCCACACTTCATCTTTGTTTTCGTGATGCTCGTCTAAGACTCTAGCCAAGCTATCACTCTTGACGAGATGCGAACCAGCCCTTGTACGATGCACATAAGCATTCGACTTAACAGGTTCAATACTTGGAGAGCAACCACAGATAATAGAACTATTGGCATTAGGAGCAATTGCAATAAGATGAGCATTCCGAACCCCAGACTTAACCATATCGGGTGCAGCCCCTCTCTCTTGGGCAAGTACTTTGGTCTCATGGGTTGCTTCCTCCTTCATGTGTTTGAACATATTGCGATTGATTAACTTAGCTGCCACACTCTCAAATGACACACCTCTGTTCTGTAGATAACCATGGAATCCCATTGCACCTAGCCCTAAGCTACGCTCTTGCTGTGCACTGAATCGTGCCTTGGCAATATCATCAGGAGCATTGTCAATGAATACTTGCAATACATTATCTAAGAAACGAATGAGATCACGAACCATCTGTGTATCCTTCCACTCGTCAAACTTTTCTAAGTTCACACTAGACAGACAGCACACTGCAGTACGGTCTGGTGATGTAGCTAAATGAATCTCATTGCATAGATTACTGCCATGAATTTTTAGACCCAAGTCTTTCTGTTCTTGTGGCAATCCTTTGTTAGCTGTATCAATGAAGTTAATGTAAGGACTTCCAGTACGGAACCGTGCCTCCAAGATACGTTGCCATAGATGACGGGCAGGTGTAGTCTCACGTACTACCCCGTTGGATGGGTCCTTTAACTCCCACTCTGTGCCATCAACTACTGCTTGCATAAATGCATCAGATACATTTACTGCATTAAATAAATTAAAACACTTGCGATTAATGTCACCACCAGTGGGCAACTTAAAATTAGTAAACTCGACAATATCGGGATGACTAACATCCAAGTACGCAGCATAGCTTCCTTTCCTAGTCTTGCCCTGCTTGTATGCAGTCATCTGACTATCTACTACTTTAAGAAATGGTATGGGTCCCGGTGCCTTATCACTGACACCCCTTACATCTGACCAGTGTCCACCCACCCCACCACCTTTAACTGACAGCCAAGCTACCTCAGCATTGTGGTTAATCAATTCGTCTAGGTTATCCCCTACGTAGGTAAGGAAACAGGATATGGGTAGTGCCTTGGGTTTCTCCCCGTATCTAGGTGCATTACTTAACACAGGACTAGCGTACATAAACCAGCCCTTAGAGGCGTAATCGTAGACCCGTTGGGCTAGACCTATATCCCCTGCAGAATAAGCCAATGCAGCCCTTGCAAACGCTTCCTGTGGGCTTCGTTCTTCGGTGAGTAGGTAGTAGTCCTGAAGCAGTTGCATTGCCTGCTCAGATAAACGACTATCCCTAGCTGTATCTACTATTATTCCATGGTAGTTCATTCAAGTCCCTCAATATCCATTCTTACATTGCTAACCTTCTCTGCCCCAATGTCATACATGGCATCGTGGATAGCCTCCTCAATGATTTCTTCTAGGTAATCTGGGTCGGAGTACGTATTGGGCATACTCTCAGGATCTAAGATTACCTCAAAATGTACTTCGACTATAATGCTCACCAGTGCAGCCCCTCTGTTTCTTCTAGTAATTGAATCATCTTATCTAGATACCATCTTGCTTTCTTGCAATCAGTAATGGGTCTATCCTTGTGCCACATTCTCATGGTGTACTTAAGTACGTTACCATGGCAGTAGCTGATCGCTTCAAACTTACCCAGTGTATCTATGATTACATCAATGGTTTCAAACTTGCCGTAGTTGTAATGCTGTGGTTCATTGACTTCATCTTCGTCTTCTTCTTCTTTTCTTTTAAACAGATCTTCTGCCTTGTCAAACAAACTCCCATTAAAATAATCTTCTGATCCTACCTCCGGATACTTGTAGTTCTTAACCGCACTGTCCCACTCATCCGGTGTTGCATCGTTTAATCTTTTTGTATTGAATGGATCTACGCTCATGCATTCCCCCTTGTCTGTGTCCATTGTGTTAGATCAATTACATTGCTGAATTCATTCTGTGAATTTAAATCATTAAATACTATTTCACCAGACTTAACCATATCATCCATTTCATCTGAAACAATATTACCAAAAGCTTCATCACGATTTAATAAATGAAAACAAGTAACAATGCCCTTCATCAAGTGCAACAATTCACGATACGAATCCTCAGACAATTTATCAGATGGCATGCACATCATGTTTAAGTCTACTGTCCCATTCCAATCTTCATCATCAAAGTTAGGTCGAATAATTAGTACGATGTCATCTTTTTTAATGGGGTTACTCATGTTTGGTTCCTTTATATGGATTAAATTCTAATGGCATTATTTTCTTAGGTGCTTCTCTAGTCCACTGCTCTGGTATCTTCTTATCTGCGTATAAGAAATTGTATTTCTCACACCATTCTGCATACGTTGTTTTAGATACCTTGCTTAATCTTCTTTTGCTACTTGCAAATACAAATCGAATATCCAACTCAGGGTGTTGCTTCTGTACCAGTAGATGCTTACGCCTATCTGCTACAGTAAACAACCCCTTCGTCTCAACTATGATGCCATTGGGTAGTAGAAAGTCAGGAGTGTACTTTCGGTAACACAAGTCTTCCCATTCAATCTTAATAGATTCGTACTTCACATCTACATTTAATTGCTTTAGATCTTCCTCAACAGTTTTCTCTAGTCCACTACGATAGCCATAGGCTTTAGCTGCATCATATGCCTTCTGGCTAAACTTACGCATTACTCTGTGTCTTTCTTAGCAATGTGTACATACGCTACCATTGGGGGATTCTCTGCTCGTGATACAAGAGATGGTCTCTCTTCTAATCCTTCCCAACATTTATATCTATAAGAACACCAACCACATTCCCTTCCGAGTACAAGGTTGCCTGTCTCTTTCTTGCGATAGGTTTCAGGTATAGCTTCATAGCATCGTTCAAACTCATTGTTCTTTAGTTTGTCTGCCTTCTCTTTAATCTTCTGCACCTCTGCATCTAGATCAATCGTATCAGCAGCTACATACTTAAACTCACCATTCGCTTTATTGATTACCCACCAACCGCCTGCTTTAATATCCATTGCCTTAGCATAACCAGCTAGTTGTCCTACATATCCAAATGAATCATTGTCATGTAGGGTTTTGTAATCCACAAACTTATTGGCATAGGACCATGGGCTTGCAGACTTTACGTCATCGACTGCACCTTCAGTGACTAGGTCTGGTGTGCCATGAATCGTGTGATCACCAGCAACCAGAGTTACCTTATCCCCATTTGCATATGCCACACCTGCTTGAGTTAATAAACCTTTGAACACAGCCTCAGCTATGTCACCCATCATCATGTTGATTATGAAATTTGTAGAGTGAGGAACAGCATCTTGTGGACTGTTCTTATCAAACCAAAGCTGACAGTAGTCACGCCCTACGTTTGACATTCGCAATGAGAAGTTGTTATCCCTCTTATCTACAAACTGCCGGAGTAAGGCAGCACGGACATCACTAACGACTTGTTCTACAACCTCCTCGCTAAGTGTACTATCGCCATGTCTGACCTTACTGAGATACTGGTGTATCTTTAACTCGGCAGGATGATGCATTACTCTACCTCTACGTCAACAAACTCTTCAACAATTTCAGCAAGCTCTGCATCAGGCTGTGCCTTAACATTGTCATTGAACTCCTTGACGATGTAGTCATTGTAGTTATCAATCCACGCATTGAAGTCAGCAAACAATACCTGATCAGTATCAACTAGATCAATTGTCCAGCCGAGTTCTAATGTTGCTGTAGGTAAATAGTACGATGCACCTGTAGGTAAAGACTGCTCATCGGAACCTAGAGTAATTGAATGCTGTGGCAGAATACGATTCTGCTTAGCCATCTGTGCAATAGGAGCACCTAATGTTTTAAATGCATCCTTGTTATCTACTTCCCAAATGAATGGAACAGACTCAACATCACCGAGTTCTTCACCCTTTGCATTGACTGCACCTTTCATGGTCACCTGACCAAACAGTACACGTACACGCTTGATGGATTTCAACAGTGTCTTAGTCTCAGCAGGCAGTGCAGCGTAGTCTTCAATCCAACCACTTGGTTTACCACAGTTAAATCCACCTGCATTGTCACGTAAGTCTTCCTTCAAATCCTTAGCCATGATAGTCTTGACATACTTGCCTTTGCTATCACCACTGCCTTGGATGTAACGCTTGTACATGAAGCGTTGATTAAACAAACGGATAGATACATCCGATGCATACACTGGGTCAAGGTTAGGACGATCCAGTACGTAGCTACCTGCAGCTACAACTTCTACCTTCTTCTTCTTACCATTGACAGTGCTCTCGCCCATAATGCCCTTGTGATCCAACTTCAATCGGGCTAGTGTGTTTTGTTTCTTAGGCACAGCAATATCTGCACCCATACCCATGGCTTGTGCCATTGCTGCAAAGTTACTATTGTTTACTAATGTAAGATCTGACATGATTACCTTTCTATATTTGATATTTACTTCTGCTTGATTCTTGTGCATCGTAGCTTAGCCGGTACTTCTTAACCTTCTGTACTAGTTGATGCACATTACTACTTCTTTCTACGACAACGCCATCGATACTGAATGTGAATTGTTTGCCGTCATGTTTGTATTCGAGTTTCATTGGTGAACCTCCTTTTGCTCTAGCCAATTATCCCCTATCTTTGCTTCAAGTGCAAGGGGAACATTGAAATTTATACTCCATTTGTTATTAATCAAACCTACTAGATCTGCCTGTACTGAATCGATTACATCCACTATCTGTTGGACCTCGTCAGGGTGTACGTCAATCACAATAGAATCGTGTACTGAATTAACCACACAGCTTTGGTATGATTTCAATCTCTTGTAGATCTCTACCAGTGCCAAAGGTACGATGTCAGCAGTAGCAAAGGATTGAACTGGGTAGTTCTTGATGGCAGTAAAGTGTGTCACTGTGCCATCCCTCTTACGCTTGACATCAGGGAATGAAAACTCCCTGTTGCTAGGGATTTTAATGTAGCCATAATTCAATGCTTGCTTAGCCAGTACACTGTGCCACCTTGCCACACCACTGTACTTCTCCATGAAGTGTGTGTAATAAGCAGCCTCAGATTGGGTACGACCATACCCAGTAGCACCATACAACGGGGCAAAGGTATGTGTCTTAGCTACCTGCCTAGATGTAGGCTGACCTGCATCCGTAATAACCTTAGCTGTGTACGAGTGCACATCAAACCCTTCCGATACTTCCTTCATGGCAACTGGATCTTGGGATAGGAATGCAGCTACACGAAACTCTAGCTGTGCAAAGTCAGCTTCCATAATCTTGCCACCACCAAAGCGAGATACAAACACACGCTTAACTGGGAACGTACCACTCCTTGGCATGTTTTGCATATTAGGATTAGCCCCACTGAACCTACCAGTAGATGTGATGTGTTGATTCAATCTAACGTGTAGCATTCCATCGGGTTTAATGAAGTCAGATATGCCACCTACAAAGTTATTCAGGTAGCTATCCAGTGCAGATAACCTACGCAACTTGCCTAAAAATTCAGCAGCATCATCCATACCCTTGGATGTAGCTACACGCTCTAGTGTCTCTAGATTATCTTTACCAGTACCAAAGCCATTGGCACTAGCCCACTTCACATTAGGTGCAGTGAACTTTAAACCTGCAACTTCTTTAGTTGGCTTGAACTCAAAGCCTACACCATTGCATGTACCACACTTAGTGGATTTCTTAAATGCATTACCATCCTTCTTAGTCCGGTGGAAGAACCCTTTACCACTACAGCTATGGCACTTCTCTGCCCGTGTCTTGTACACCATATCAAAGTGTCGCTTAACTGCATCCTTAAACTCAGTGTCTTTCATGTAGGGTGTGATGGCTGTAGCCCATGCATCTTTACTCCTTGGCTTACGACTGTATATGATCCACGATAACTGCTCTGGACTATTGAGATTGATTGGGGTATCACCCATCAACTTACGTACATGCTCTTGCAATAGCTTCTCAGTCTGTGCCTTCTCATTCTCAAACTCTACACGCACCTTATCCAGTGCATCTAGATCAACTCGTATGCCTGTCTGATATATCCGTGCCAATACAATGCACACCTCATTGGACATCTCTATCGTACTAGCTAAGCCCTGATCCTGTGGTGTCTGCAACTTACGCTGTATAGATTTGTAGATACCTTCAGTCGCACCCAAGTCATGCTCAAGATACATACTCAACTCTGCATGTGGGATATCACGAGTGCTGTACCCACGCTTGAAGTATTCCTTCATCGTGTCTTGCTTTAGTACCTCGCAGTTATGCCGGATAGCTACGGTGCCTAGGTCTAGTGGCATCTTAATACCACGCTGCAATACGTAGTCACCTAGCATGGTATCGAATACTTTACCATCGTACTTAAAGCCAGACTCCCAGAGCCACACTAAATCGTGACTGATATTGTGCCCAATTAAAAGTGTAGTCTTGTCTAGTAACTTCTGTACTGCAGTATGATTAGCCGGCACATCTTCTTGTACATCTGTGTGATCGAATGTATATACTTGGCATGGCTCATCCAAGGGTTTGCATCCAACCATCACGAGAGTATTGCCAGTCTCGAATGGGTCTAAGTGCTTACGTCCATCCCGATTACTAACTGTGTTCTCCACGTCAAGGGTTAGTATCATTTAATTTCTTCCTAAGATTATTAACTAACATTTCAAGCTGATCAATCGAGGCATCACTTTTAATTGTATTTGCCTTGTGAGAGATAACCCACACGTTACCTTTAACATAACCAAGATTAGAATCAATCCTATCTACAGATGGTGAACCATCACACAAATACCCAATCCCAAGCTCAAATGATATGCCTAGTAGGGGACACACTTCAGGTATCACGATGTCTTCCTTATCTAAGTTAAAGTCAAGACCTTTTAACTTTGCCCTAGATTTGCAGTTCCAATAAAGCTTAACAGCTGGGTTATTTTTATTGTAAGCATTCCTGTAAGCTGCTTTTTTTTTCATATATTCGGGATCTTTTTTTATCCCCAATGTACGTTCTTTCGTAGCCTTACATGAGTAGCAAGTCCTCTCCACGTATCTCTTAACCTCTCCTGTTTTAAGTCGAGCTTTAGATTTAGGAAACTTACTTTCATCTTTTTCTTGATTGCATACATGACAAGTTTTCATGGAAAATACCTCCTTATGCCATCAGTTATACCTATTAAGTTCACAGATGTCAAGAGGAGTATATCCCAGTGGTGTAATCAAACTCACAATGCACAATCCTGTGAATGCCGTTGATTTTATTCTTTACAATATTTAGATGGCGTTGACCGTCATCACCATCAGTAGAATCTTGCAATGGTGGGTTACGTGCAATCAAGATCATGAGATCTGTCTCACCTGCCAAGCCAGTCTTACTGCCCTCAATCATTGCCTGATTTAATACAATCTTACCTTCAGCCTCGGCACTTAACTGTGTGCAATACACGACTAGGCAGTTGTACATCTTACCTATATTGCGTGCGTATATAGCAGTAGCCTTGAGTGATTCGTGATCATTGGTACTTGAGCCAGCTTCAGCAAACTTACTGCCGATGTCCATCACGACAATGTCAGGCTTGTGCTTCTTGATAACTGACTCAGCCCACTTCATTGTCTTGCCAGTAGCATCGACAAACTTTAGGTTGTCCTTGATAGGATCATACACACGATGTGCTGTGTTCTTATCTGCCACGATCTGTGCCATAGTCATACCAGTAGCAGCAGTCATGTAACGTGATGCTACACGCTCAGGCTTCTCCTCATTACACAGGATTAAAATCTTAGCACCTTGGTGTGCCCATCCATGTGGTGCAGCACACAGCGTACTGTGGAAGCTTGACTTACCTACGTTACTACGTGCACCGATTACAAACAGCATGCCGTTGTCTAGTCCATTGACTGACTGGAACAGTGACTGGATATTAAATCTCCACTTGGTATTGGATGCAGATGTAGCCAACAGATTATCAATGCTATTGTCTACGTATGTAATACGAATCGATGGAGTGAAGTCATCTTGATATTGATTCAAGATATTGCGTAATGGTTCCATCGTAGTCTCATCACCATTGACATACGAGAATCCTAGGTTAGCTACCTCCTCACCGACTACCTGCCTGAACATATTGCTCAGCACTTCAGTAGCTACATCAGAACCCATGACATTCTCATGACGAATCTTATTGAACTGCAATTCGTATGAATGTTTCTGTGCTGTAGTTAGTGTGGGGTTTGCTGCAAAGAATAATGCTTGGACTTCATCGACAGTTAAATCTCTTTGGTACTGCTCCATCGCACTGTCTATGATGGATTTAATCTTACGGGTATCTTTGGTGAATAGCTTTTCAGGACATCTGTTACCTCTTGTCTCATCGTAGAAGTCCTTGTTCATAAGACTTCTAATCAGCGTGAGTTCCATTTACTCTCCTATAATTTGTTTCAACATTTCTATATCTTCTGGAGTTCGATACTTGATATCATCGTGTAGGTTAAGTGCCTTAGCATTAATACCACCGGCTCGTAACTCACGGGTAAACATCAAGGTCTTACTCATTGCGTCAGGATCTAATGCTACCACAACAGTGGGGTACTTGTAAAGCATATCCTTGTGTTCATCCAATAGTGCAGTGCCTAAGAGGGCGAAGCCTGTGCCACCTAACGTATCGACTACGGCTGCACTAATACAATCCTCTACGACTATAGCTACGCTTGAGTCACCTACGATATAGGGAAAACGTGCCTCACCATAGCGTCTCCACTTAGGCTGTGTCTCAGGATGACCGGCACGACCAGTGGCATCAGCTAACTTACCTTCATGTCGGATGGGGAATACTATTCGATCTTCACGAATGTCATAGCGTAGGTCTAGCCAGTGGGGATCTAATCCATACCTGCTACATAAAGTTTTTAGATACGGCTTCTCATAGTCCACAACGATCCACTCCGGTAGATTGAATTGGATAGGTAAGTCGCTGTGAAATACTTCCTCTCGCATCATCTTGTACAAATCACCTGCAGATAGGAGTGTGCGTGTAGCACCGGCTACATTACAGCTATTGGCATAGCAGTTCCACATTAACCTGCCATTGTCATTGATAGCTGTGAATGTTTTGTATCGCTTACATGCAGGGCAGTTACCCCTGTGCATCTGACCCAGAGATAAGTCTAGGTCCTGTACGTATCTACGCACATCAACTGTCATTTCTTACTGGCTTTCTTCTCGGTAGGTATCTTCTTGGATGCGACATGATCCTGCATTACAGATGCTGACAGTTCCTCTAATGCTTTAGTGTGCATTTCTATTACGTCTCTTACCATCCAGAGTGCACCACTAAGTGGATCATCAACAGTATCCACTGCTAGTATTTCTACTGTGTTTGCTAGATTCTCTAGCTTGTATTGAATGACATCGATTGAATTACTTATGTCCCAGTATCTGCTCATTGTATTTCCTTTCATTGTTAATCTTTTATTTGCGAATGCTTCAGCTTGTTCCAAGGAACATACCACATACTCATCCTTCATTTTCATGCTGTCTGCCCCTAAGTAAAGTGGTATTAAGTCTTCTTGTAAATCCGTATCGAAAGACTTGTATTGTTCCGGAGTATAAAACTCCATGTCATCTTTGTACGCTACAGGTTTATGCTTTGCTTTCAACTGCGACCCCATTGATGCCCACAATCTGGACACTTCCATGCTGTAGTTCTGTCTAACTCCATGTCGTATAACCCGATAGCCCTACCCCATTGTCCTTGGGTTCTATCTGCACCATACGATTTAGCACTCTTGTCTGCCTCTGCCTCTGAACCTGTTTTCTCAAAGAAGTGTTCCCATATAGAGCCACCATCTAAGTCAACATTACACTTTGGACAATACCCATGTTCATTTGATGCCATGATGTGCCTCGATTGCTCTAACGAATTGTACTACCCCAGCATGAGTATTAATGTATACATCTAAGGAGTCTAAGATTCTATCTAGTTCGTCCTCAGTCATAGGCTTTCTACCCAGTGCTTGAGTAATCTTATCTGCTAATGACTGTTCATCTAAATCTTTAGCTATCTTACGTGCTCTATCAAAGAACTCTTTTGTATCTTCCATATCATTCCTTACGTTAGTCATAACACTCATACTGTATCACCTGCCGTGTTAAAGCGGAGCTTAGCAGCATTTCTTGCACTTGTCAAGGTATTTTTCATGTAGGGTTTTACTGACTGGGGATTAGCGTGACCAGTAACTGCCATGATCTGGGGCATGGATACACCGGCATCAATCATCTCGACTGTGCCTGTCCTACGCATGTCCATAATCTGGTACTCCGTGGGTAACCCTGCTGCACGGATGATGCTCCTGCCTAATGCGGATAGTGCCTTCCTATCATACGGCTTGGCTATGATCCTATTGTCCTTACAGTAAGGTGCGATGTACTGCTGAAAGTCTACGTCAGCTTTCTGCTGTACCAACATCTCATGTAACTCATCCGTAGTGGGTAGTTCTACCCTAGCCCTACGCTTAGATTGTTGCAGGTACAATACTCTCTTATCAAAATCGTAGTTATCCCATGTCAGATTAGCCATATCACCTAGCCTCTGACACCACTCGTATGCCATCTGCACAATAAGACCCACGCTACGCCATCTAAAACGGCTGTAGGCTGTGTCCAAGAACAACTTGATATCCTCCCTCGTCCACACCACTTTGCGTGGCGTATGCCTGCGTTTAGATACCTTGCTGAACGGATTTATCTGGGCATACCCTAGCTGTATCGCATAGTTGTACAGCTTACTGACTACAGCATGGGTATGGTTGGCATATGGGACACCCCTTTCTGCCCATTTATTGTATGCAGTCTGGGCATTGGGGGTATCAATTGAATCGATATACATCTTGGATATATCCCTACTACGTACATGGGTACTTAGGAATGTCTGGATGCAATAGCGATAGTCTCTTTGGGTGGTTGGTGAGAGAACCCGATAGTCTAAGGATTGGTAGTACTCATCAATCACAGCTACCAGTTTCTTCTTAGCCATCAGTCTGCCTCCTTTTCCTCCTTGGATTCATTCTCGAATGTGCTCTCCATTAACTTGGTATTCCACTGGCGAATATAGTTTGAGTAGTCAGGTCCAAGCATGAAGTACGATAAGACTTCAGACAGTGCAGCCTGCCTACGGATTACATCTTCAACCGGGTCAAACATCTGACGTGATTGCTGCATGAGTGTAGTAACGCATGACTCGTATGCCTCTTTCAAAGTTGCGATAACTAACTTGTCGGTCTGCTCATCAGGTAATTCAAAAGTTACTTTCATTTCTATTTCCTTTCAGTGGTTAAGTGGACATCAGTGCTACAGTTAAAATAAATAAAACAACAACAGTATAAATACGGGTAGTCCAGTACTCCCTGTTTATAATTCTAGGATCGTGGATCAGGTAACTCTGTAGTTCAAGCATGTCTACATCCTGCTCAATGTACTTAGGTCTTAGTGGATTCAGATAGTACTCTGAACCAATCTTAATCTTGCCGTTGTTATAAGGTACGTTCATAGCTTGTTCTTCTCCTTAATAATATTCTCAATGTCCCGTGCAAAATCAAAGATGTCTTGTCCCTTACGGCATGACTCGATGTCATCATCTGTAAGGGGTATGTATTCTTCCTTGGGTGCTACGATTACTTTCCTACGCTCAAGCTTAGGTCTCTCCTTCTTCACAGGTACAAACCCTTCGGGTAACTCAGTCAACTTCATTGCATCATCCATGTAATGGCTCCTATTAAATATAAAGTTACAGCTACAGCTTCTACTAAAATCAATGGTAAGTCATCTTGCAGATACCCTGCCCATGTCCACAGTGCACTACCCACCAGACTCAAGAACACATTCAGTGGGTACACATTAAAGCTTGTGAGTGCAATACCTACAAGACACAGCAATGTACCTGCCCACTTGATGTAATTACTTGACATCAATTACACCTTGTAGTTTCACTCTGTGTGGGTAATCTTTCTCAATCCAAAAGCACCGGTACACACCATGACGTACAGATAACCATGCCTCGTATCGTGTGTATGTACCTTGTGAGTCTACACATCCTTCATGGTCCCACTCCATACGACCTGCAATAAACCCTACCCACACACCAAATACAAATGCACACATGATGAATGCTCTTGTTAGGATCATCATTTAATCCCATGCCTTTCTTCTATTGCTCTAGCAAACTTAATAAACGAATCTTCATAATCACGCACCTCAAAAGTTGTATCAAAGATTTCGGTTATTTCCTCATCTGTTAGTGGCTTTGATTTCCACAGCATCTTAGATGGATTCATGCCGGTGTACTTAGGTGTCGGAGGTACAACTGCATCCTCGTAGCCCGGATGATAAGGTGCTTCTTCTAGTTTCTTTTGATATGTCATTTTGATAACAGCCCCATTGCTACATCTATTAGTATCACTACCAGTACAGCTATGCCAATGATGGATAAGAACATCACCATGTCTAGTAGAAATTGTGTCATTTAAAAAAGTCCTCCAGTTTGTAGCCCTTCTGTTCTAGCTTGTGCTTGATCTTCTTCAATGCCCGTTGCTCGATGTCAGCTACGCTGTTACGATGTATGCCTATCTCTCTACCGATGTCAGCATATGACTGGTCATACAGCTTTGCTTCGTGGTTTTCTTTTAACTTTGGCATTTTGTTTTTCGTCCTTTAGTTTCTGCGCATATTCTTTGAGCATACCTGTGATGGCGTATTCAACCATATACTCCAGTGCTTCCTTGTCATAGGTGGCTTTGGCTTCTGCACTACCATCAGGATTCTCTTTGATGATCTCAATGCGAATGTTCATTTATTTTTCTTCCCTTTCTTTTTCTTTTGTTGCACCTCCTGTGCCTCATTAATTTCACGCTGACACGCCTGCACTTCCTCTGCTGTACCATACCCATCCAAGTGGTGTGCCTGACTGAACGTATCCATAAGTACTTGCATACGCATGTCATGTACTGTCTTGATACTGTCAATGTAATTCCATACGTCCTGCTCATCAAGACGTACATCGGGATGATCTACCAACAGTTGAATGAACTGCTCTAGATCTTCCTTCGTACCCCATGCAGCCATGATGTCATTCTCTAAATGCATACGAGTCTTGGTTGCTATCTTGTCCTTGATCACATGTAAAAATCTTAAATCATTACTCATTGTCTTTCCCTTTCTAAAGTAGGGGGCACGAAGCCCCCTGTTAGTTACGCTACTGCCATCTCTTCACCAGCAATCAAACGCTGGAACTCAGCACCCTGAATCACAGACTCGATGTCCTGCTCAACACGGATACGCTTACGCTCTACCTCAGTGCCGTCACGCTGTGCTTCTACGTGGGTACTGATGTGAGTGAGTGTGTTGTAAACACGATATGCATCGTGACCGATCTCAGTGTAGCTATCGTAGATACCGATGATCTTCTCAAGCCATTTGTTATTTACCTTCGGACCAGTCTTGGTCTGATAGGTAGCTACATTTCTACGGAAGAAATCAACCGAGTAATCACGGGCTACAGGGATCTGACGCATCTGAGCCATGATTTCTGCATCACGCTCTAACTTCTCAGGGAAAGTCGCAGCCACTTTGCCGATGACCTCTGGATCGTAGAACGTGGTGTGCTTCTGTGCAATACCGACACGCTCTCGTGGTGCAACCATACCATTCAAGCAAGCAAGGCGGTAGATCATTGCATTGATCTGCATCTTGACTGACTGGTCATGTGAGTCACGTACATGCATCACCATCTTGGCTGCCTCACCTAACTTCTTCTCGAAGTTGTATGCCTTGAGTACAATCTTGGCTGAGAATCCTGCACCATTACCGAGTGCATGAAAGTCTACATCGACATTGCTTGTGTCTAACTTAGCCAAGGATAAACCCTCACGCATGTTGTCCCACATGATGCGGAAGTTCTTGGGATTGTGCACGGACTTGCCGTCACCGATCACCTCGTCAGTGATAGGGTTGACTACCCAGTAACGATTGGGGATAGCCAAACCATTGCGTGTCTGTTGCTCACGCTGTGGCTCGAAGTCCAGTACTGCTGGCAATGCTGGGATGTGATCTAACGATTTAAATGTAAGCATGTTTACTACTCCTATTCAGGTTTAAAAGTTTTGTTGACCCAACGAATTGAATAAGTCGGGCATGTTGATACATCTACTACGATACGATACTTGTTAGCTACATGTTGAACAAACTTGTGGGGTGCCTCATGAAGTGACTCCATCGCTACCCACAAACTATTACCATCGTGCTTAGCTACGGGACTGTCTCGGTATGACCATCGGCTGACACTCAGCGTAGGACAATCTCTGTCAGGTACATAGCCCAATGCATGCCATGGATCTAAGGTAGTGAACGCATCCTTGATGGGCTTGTACTCCTGTGGTTCACCTCTGAACTTGATGTTCGAGTGTACCCAGTTGTGTGTCTTGATATCGACTGCCCCACCTAGATGGTTGTACTGCCTAGCCATTGGATGGTTCGGTACTACTACGTCTGTTGAATCTTGCACAGAACTCCTTTCTTTTTTCTATTGTAGGTACAACTATTAACCTTGTCAAGTACTACCTTACTAATAATCCGAAGCCCTGTCTTCAAGCCCCATCCAAACTCCGATGCACGAGCATCCTTCAAGCGAGGGAATACATAGTCCGTATCCTTCTCTCGTATTACCCACAACACTAGCTTGCCTGTCATCAAAACACCTCCTTCACTTTTATTCTAGCTTCCATTACCCACAAGGGGAACTTGTCTACCAGTAAGTTGACCCAGTCAGATGTATCAAGTCCATCATCATTGCAGAGGTAGGCTGTGATCACCATGCTACGCCTGCCATCATCGTCAGGGAAATCATCGTGCTTGACCACGGGTCCCCACTTCGTACCTGCAGTAGTGCCATCACCCCACTGGCAGTCATCCCATATGTTGATGCCCCACTCCTCATCATCCACTGTGACGTAGTGCCACCAGTCATCACTGCCATCGAAGTGCAATCCCAGTGCGATGTTAGCCTGACGCTGAAGCTTATCTCGTTTGTCTTGGGTTATGTCCATTTATGTAGATCTCCTCTCGTTTAGTTCAAAGTTAGCCAAGTCCTGCCCTCCTATATCTTTGATCCACCCACTGCCGTGCCAGTACCCATGAATGTTCTCAAAGTCTAGCCAGTTCTCACCCCAAAATACTTGGATGTGACTCCATCCATCTTTGATTAATGTACGGACATGTTTTAATACTTGCTGTTTGCTAGGCTTACGACCATTGAAATGTATTTCTCTTGGCATTACGATCTCTCCTTGTCCATCAAGTTAAACAATAGGTGCTTGGCTTTGTTGATAAACTGTCTAGCACACTCAGTGTTACCCCCTGCCATGACTTCCTGTGCATCGCTGAGGATGGAACAGGCAAGCCATATGCTACCCAGTCCCTCACCATGCATGTTTATGTAGATATTGTTTTTCTCCATGTAATCTAACTCCTCCATGGAACAGCCAAACATTTTGATTGCAGTTTCTTTATCCATTACAGCATCCCTCCGATTGTGTACCCAATTAATAAACACCCAGCCATGAAGCTTGTACTAGCTAGGAAGACAGCCAAAACAGTAATTGCATATCGCATTTATTGATCTCCAGTTTAGTGACGAACATTCGACAGTACAATCAATCCTTGTACCCTTGATATATATTCATGATGTAATAGTGTGCACTCCCACATTTTGGGCACAGCACTTCTGCTTCCTCCCGATCCTCGTGATCTATCTCGCCATAGTCAAAGCCTTCATACTTGCAATCTAAACATTCCTGTAGATCATCACTTTCTAAAACTCTATCAAATTTCATAGTCATCTCCTTGAGCCTTGCTAGTATCGTAGCTACAATATATTCCTGTCAATTAGGACAAACCCTTATCCTTATAGGATAGCCCCTACACTTTTATCCCTACCCATATGTACCCAAGATGCAGTATGCACTGGCATGAAGTCGTTGTACTTACGGACAAATGACTCATACTTGTATGGATTGTAGGTAACAGATACCATCTGTGGCATGTAGTTAACAGGGACATTTGTCTTGATGAGTTCCCCCATCACACCTGCATGTACATTCTTTCTACGCTCTCGCAGCACACGCTCCCTGCCTGCCTTGGAGACCTTGAATGTACAGTTTGTGAGGGTCACATCCTCTGCATGGTAAATGACCCTACCCTTGTTCTCACCTTCGAGTGCCTTGATCGACCAACAGTTCTTGTGCAAGTTACGATAGACAAATACTTTCATTCTTCATCCTCCAGTACCTTAATTACTTTCTCGGCTTGTTCTTCGGTATTACATACCTTAATCAAGTCCTCGCCATTAACATGAGAAAACAAAACTTCCCACTTACCTTCTCGTTCTACTGTGAAATAAAAAGCCATTGCTCATCCTCCTATTCAAGCTCATTGATCTCGTGGGTTTCTTCCTCGCCATACACTACATCTTCATCTGCAATGTCATTCTTGGCAAACTTTACATAAGCTTTCGTCTCTGCTTCTTCTTCTGACTTAGCCATCACCTCAATGGTGTAGATAGTGGTTTCATTTCTAGCTATGAGTACCTCATACTTTTTCATTCTTCATCCTCCTTATCTTTATCTTCTTCACCATGCTTTTCTTCCCAGTAGTCAATGAAGTCTTCGACCTCACGAACTAATCCCATGGATACATAGCTACTCACCTCATGTACCGATCCATCTTCCCATGTCAGGTGTAAATCCCAGTGCTTGACTTTCATTCTTTATGCCCTCCATGATGCGTCATCAATTCTCTGAGCTTCATCCTCATCTTCATCATCCTCATCCTGTGCAGGATCTGTATCAATTGTTATGTGACCAAAGCGTAGCTTGCCTTCACCATCACTGCTACATTTAGTGGGCTTATCGAATGTGACTACCTGTGAGAGATCGTCTCGTATCACATCCTTACATACTGCCAAAGGCACTAGCCCTATCAAGCCTGCATCTACGGGGTAACTGTTACCATCCGTACCCCGATAGCAACCATCACCCCAACGGGTACTGAATGCCACGATATGGTAGTAAGATTTATCGTGCCTTGTAATTTTGCCAATGGGGTTCTCAAAGTAATCACATGACTCTAACAATTCCATCCATTCACTATCAGGTACTGCATAGCATGGGTCACCTAAGACATACCTACCTGCAGGTACTTCCACTTCCACCTTGTTGATCTTCATACACTCTCCTTCACATATGCCACTGCATTACGAACATAATGGACACAGTCCATCTCATGCCCACCGATATTCCACTGAGTAATCTCCCAGACTTCTAGCCCATCTTCACCGCAATAGTTCTTGCCATTTTTGTAGTTGTAAATCGTAGCCACAGTGCCATTCTCAAACTGCACATTCCATTCGGCATCTGACTTATAGTCATCGAACCCATCCTTCATGGGGTTACCGAATGCAGTTACAAGTTCTGCAAAGGTACATGCAATTGCACCTTGCAAGTGAGTACGATTCGTGTTGATGTTGCTACCTGCATCATTGTGTGTAATGTATTTCATACTTCCTCCTCAATAATTTGATCGAAACATTTTCTACAAACTGCATCAAACCCATCATCATCCATACGATCAATGACAACTAGTTCACGCTCGGTGTGCTCATCCCAATCCACATTCCAAAAGAGTTCGTGGTTCGGGTGGATAGACCCACACTTATCACATTGCTGTAGCCCTTGCGATATCTCCTCGTCTGTGATGATGTTCATACATCCTCCTATTGCTTGAAGTTAAATGGAACTACTGTCTCCGACAGGACATCGCCATCGGCATTGAATACTGTGACGATGAACTCACTTACATCGTGCTCCATCCGTGCCATCACATAGCCACTAGTAGCTACGGGTTGATCTCCGTTGAGATCCAAGGCATCGAAATTGAGTACACCTGAACCATCATCCAAGGTGTCAGCCACAATCATAGGGTACTGCCCTTCTTCCAATTCGTAGTCAGTCATACATCCTCCATTAAAGTTGATTATCAAACGATGAGAACTCGCCATTCAAGATAGCAAGTGCCTCATGTATAGAACCCGTAGCATCCTCTACATACGGGTCATCCACTACCTCCTTCATATCACGCAAGGCTATGCCTAGTAGTTCCACTACTCGATTTGTCATCTCTTGATTCACGATTTCTCCTTGGGTACATAAACGGGTTGATCCCTATGCCTATGATGTCTGGGCA